TCGCTCTTACTCTCCGACGATGCGCCGGAGGAAGTCGTGTCGTCGTCAGGGTTCGGGACACCCATCAGCTCAGATAGCAGCGGAAGCGCCGCGTCAACCGAGTCGTCGGCGTCCGCGAGCAGATCCAACACCTGCTGCAGGGTGGCCATCGTGGCAGCCGACAGGGTCGCCCCAGCGCGTTGCTCCTGCCGTGCCCGCTGGGCGATCAGTGCAGGCACCCGGGTCCGCATCAGCGCCTTGGCCTGAGCCGAGCGCAGCGCCGTGGTGCCCGTCGTCGCAGGGTTCGCCGGCCACGTCACCTCAGACGTGTCACCGCCGTCCATGTCAATCTCGAGGATGTCGCGCTGGTCGTAGTCGGGGCTCCACGTCTGGCGGGTCACCCAGAACGCGAACGACATTGCGTCAAGGTCGCCGGCCTCCATCGCCGAGCGCATCTGATGGACATCCGCGCGAGTACCGTCAAGATCAGCCTCAACCATGAGGTCAGGCGCTGCAGACAGTCGCAGCGTGCCCGACTTCGTCCGGGCCATCGGCGCCCCAGACCAGTCATGGTTCAAGGTGAAAATCACGTCCGGGTTGCCATTCAGCGTCTGAGTGAACGCGCCCGAGCGCACAATCTCGGTGTAGTCACCCAGCCAATCGGCCATCACATACGGCGAGTCAACCTTTGACGCACAACCCGTGAAGAGCAACTTCTCGCCGCCCGTGCCATTGGGAACCGACCGAAGCTCGGTCTGCCCCTCGAAACGCAGGTCAAGCGTGTTCGGGCCGGTGGACTGCCGCACCAGCGCACGCATCGCCCTCGGGTCGCCGTCAAGCACTCGCTGCTCCAGCTCCTGCAGCCCTCCGTGTCGGATCTTCATGCGAGCGCTCCGTTCGTGGGATCTGCAGGGTCAACCAAAGCGGGGTCCGTCTCGCCGGGCTCAAGAATCCCCGGCAAGGTCGTGTTCGTGTTGAACGGGATGTTGTAGTCGGTGCCGTTCGGGCCATCGATCGGTGACCAACCCTCATCGGCACGCAGCTCGTTACGGTTGCGGCGACCAATTAGGCGGTCAATCTGCGCGATTTGCGCACGCTCAAGAGCCGACGCGCGCAGCAAACCCTCATAGATGAACCGGGTGAAGGTCTGCTGACCGCCCGGGATCATCCGATCCCACACACCTTCAATGGTCGTGGTGATCGGCACCAGCGTGTGTGTCGCGTAACCCTGGTCAATCGTGTCCAGCCCACCCTTGCCACCCTGGCTGGCGTGGCTAGACATCGACATGATTCGCTGTGGCGGGACACCGAACCACCCGCAGAGCTCCTCGGTGGAGAACTCACGCGTGCCCAGGAACTGCGCGTTCTCGTTCGAGATCGACAACGGTTTCCACTCCGCACCGCCGAACATAACGGCGGGCCGGTGAGAGTTTGCGACGCCAGAGTGTCCTGCTTCCCAGATCTCTTTGACCTCGCGCGCCTTGTCTCTATCCCCAGCCCCAGGCATCGAGATGACACCCGAGAGCGCCGCACCGTTCTGGAAGAAATTCTTCCCATACTCAGCGACTGACGACGCGAGCGACAGCGCAATCCGCATGTAGGACACAGGGTCGATCCCTGCGGTCGCACCAGGCAGCATCATGCCCTTGATGTGCTTCACCTGATCGGGGCGGTACTTCTTGCCCGCAATCGTGAAGAACTGCCCCAGCGAGTCAGTGCCAGGCTGCACCCTGTCAGGGTGCATCGTGGCCACCTGCATCGGGAAACCAAACTTATCCTCGGCGACCACCCACAGGTAGGAGTTACCGCGCAGCCGCATCGAAACAGTGATCTGCCCCATTCCCTCCGAGGGTGAGATGTCCGGGCCGAACGGTTCCGCGACGATCTGAGGCTGGTTGACAATCGCTGACTTCACGCCACGCTTCTCGCCCTGGTATGCGCCAAACGGAAGAATGCCGATGTCGTCACTGAGCACACGCAGACAGTTCAGGACCGTCTGAATGGCGAGCGCACCAGACTCTGTGACAACCGACCCACCACCACCATTACCCAGAATCTGACTATTCGACGGGATAGACGAGTCGCCGAACGTGTTGGCTGGGTTCGCCGAGCGTAACGACATCCCTGCGTTGCGTACCGCGCGAGTCAGCAGGTCCACTAAGGTGCCTCAGTTCCTGGCTTGCGGTGCCACAACTTGATACGAGGCATCTTCACGTCCGACACGGCCACGCCGATGATGAAGAACGCGATCGCGGCGACGAGCAGCGCCGAAGCCGGCCCGAACACCAGCCCAGACCATGCGGCCAATGCGATGAACCCGAGGATCTGCAACACAACACCCATCGGCCTGCCTCCTCAGTAACTGTTGTCTTCGGTGGACTCGTCGTCCTCGTCCAGGTCATTGAAGAAGAACACCGACACCTCTGGGTCTGGACCCTTAATTGCGACCCACAGCGCCAACGTGGCCGCGTAGAGCGGTGTGATGTCAGCGGAGGACCGTTTACGACCCCAACGCCACGCACCCTCGCCGTCCTCAACCGCCTTACGAGCCGTCAACAAGGCCGAGATGAGCACTTGTTGCCCTAAATGGCGCAAACCTTTGGTCATGAACAGGTCGAAGACTAGGCCGCACGCCGCGGCAACGTCGTTGCCCTTAATGAAAATCAGCTCGATGCCAACAGCCTGCAACGCCGGAACCAGGGACTCAGCCGCCGAACCCGACGCGATAGCGACCTTCATGTCCGGCCAACGCTCGGCAAGCTGCACCATGCGCGGCACAACCCAGTCCGTACCGGGCTGATGATCCACCGCACCACCATGGACAGCGGTGATCTCGATGTGCGGCAGACCATCAGCGCGGATGCCAGACACTGCGATCGCAGCCCACGAATGAGCCGGCGACACATCCAAGGCGAAGATCGGAGCCGAAACGATCTCCGACTTCACGTCAAAGCAAGACTCAACAAACTCAGGCGAGATCACAACACCCGCCTCAACATCGTCCCAGACGCCCAGTCCTTCACGGCGCCACGAGTCATCCGACTTGAGGTTGGCCCGCAACCGCTTAACGGACGCCAATGGAGTCCGGTGAGGGTAGGACGGGTTCCCCTTGCGTAGCTGCTCGATGCTGTCCAGGCTCGGGCCGCCCTTATGGCCCGTCTCTGGGTCAGCCGAACACTCGATGTAGACAGCCTCGCCACCCTCGACGACGCCTTGCCCATCCGACTTGATCGCCAGAGCCTTCCTCCTGCGATCCGCGAACTCCTCGCCGGGGTCAGTAGGCCGCGGTGGCGTCCCCATGTAGAACAGCAGCGCACCATGCGGGTGCCGGGTCTGGTTCGTCGCCGCAACCATGTCCTCAAGCGCCTTCGCGTCAAGGATCTGCGACTCATCGAACACCTCGACGTCGACCTCATCGAAGCCACGACCGAAACCCTGCGAGCGTGCGCCGAAGAAGATCACCGAGCCGTTGGCGAACTCGATGGCCTCCTTGCCAGACCCGCGCCGGGTGGCGAGGATGTACGGGGCCACAGACTTGCGCCGAGTAAACCCCAGCAGCGACCGGAATGTGTTCCCGAGCGTCGCCGTGTGATGCGCAGTCCACAACACCTTCAGCCCAGGGAACAGAACGCACAGCGCAAAGATGATCCGCCCAACCAGGAACGTCTTGGCGACTTGGCGCGGGATCGACAGCGTGACGCCGCCCACCGTCGCGGCGTACAGACCGTCCGCGCGCTTGCCGAGGATGACGCGGCCAAGGTCAGCCTGCCAGCGATCGAACTCATCGCCCCACTCACGGCACTTCGCCTCAACGCCGGGCCAACCCGTCGACACGATCCCCTCAGGGATCACGACATGACGAGCAACCTCAGATAGCCGACGCGTCGAAGGCTTCGTCCTCAGTCGGGCCGCCACGTTCCGCCTCAACCTTCTCTGCATGGTTGAGCGAGGCGATCTCCTTGGAGATGTCCTGCAACCGGCGAGTCAAAGACGCGAGGTCACGCGGAGGGCACTGAGGGTCAGAGACCGCCTTGGCAATCCGCTCACGCATCGCCACCAGCAGACCCTTGTGATCGCCCGACGCCGCAGCCACTGCCACGCTCTGGTGAACCACTCGCGAGAGACGCTCATTTGTCCCGACAGCGCGCAGACCAGGCTTGCGTGGCATCGGGACCTCCTTGGGTGTGGAAAACATTGGATGGAGAAATTGAACGAAGCGGGGTG